GAGCAAACTAAGTATAATTTTCTTAATGAGTTGGACTTGGATTTTAGTGTTATTCAAAAAGTTTCCTCTTTACTAGATAGCGTGGTTGCGGGAAATTCATCGGTGGTTATCTCCCCCCTAGGTAAGAATTTAGATCCTGACCTAATTTTGTCCGCTTGGGACAGTGTCTTTAATTCCAACTCCAAGCTTATTTCTGAGGAGTTATTTACATTAGAAAATCTTAATCGTGATAAATTTGGACCAAGAAGCGTAGCGGTGGATTGGATTACGAGAAAGAACTTGGTTTTGCAGCATTTTAGTTCTGATGTTGCTAAATATTGTCCTGATCTTATAGGTATTCAACCAAGATGCCTAAGACCAATAGATCTGAGTACAGCTTTGGGTTTCCTTAAAAATAGCACGAATTCTGGTCTTCCATTCTATCAGAGAAAGGGTCACATAAAAGATATTTTAAAACGTGATTTTATTGACCTTCTAGCCAGACGTGACGATTGTGTTATGTTCACGAGAACGCAGGAGGGTGGTAAGACAAGGACAGTTTTGGGTTATCCTTGTGCAGATACTCTAAACGAAATGCGGTATTATCGCCCACTGCTTCAATATCAGAGGAAACTTTCTTGGAGATCGTCACTGCTTGGTCCTGAAGCAGTTGACTTTAGTGTCACTAAATTGATTAATGACGCTAGACGCCTAGGACAGCAGTTGCTAAGCATAGATATCTCTCTCTATGACGCAAATGTGAAAACCAGACTACAAGGGGTTGCATTTGATTATATAGATAGTTTATTCCAGTTCGATTATTTACATGATTTGATGTATATAAGAGATAGGTTCAATACTATTGGTTTAATTACACCCGATGGTATACTTGGGGGCCCACATGGTGTTCCTTCTGGTAGTACCTTTACGAATGAGGTTGACTCCATTGTACAGTACCAGTGTGCAATAAATTCTGGTATAGATTCAGACCAATTAAATATACAGGGCGATGATGGAATTTATAGGTTAATGGATCCTGATTCATTAAAAAGGCAATTTAATGATTTCGGTTTACCGGTTAATGATGAGAAGAGTTACATTTCTGATAAAAGTGTTATCTATCTTCAGAATTTATATAGTTCTGATTATGCTACAGAAAATGGAATCATTCGTGGGATTTATCCTACCTACAGGGCTTTAGGTAGAATAATATATCCCGAGAGATTTGACAAATTTAGCAATTTTGGCTTGCAGGGAGCTGACTACTATGCCATTAAAACAATTTCTATTTTGGAGAATTGTCGTAACCACCCGCTATTTTACGAACTTGTCAAGTTTGTAGCTAAATTAGATAAATTTAAGCTGCAATATTCTCAGCAAGGTTTGCAGAGTTATATCCAACGTAACAAACAAACAAGTGGAGCTGAGGGTTTAATACAACACAGACCTGGCGATATAATCGCTGGCTTAAATAATTTTAAAACTGTGAAAATATTAAATGAGCTCTATCCGCGCGAATCCCCCTAGTGGTGGCTCGCAAAAAAAAAAAAAAAAC